AAAAGCATCTTGAAGCCTCCTAGAACAAGTCAGGTTGAACGGGCTCAAACAGCCCCGGTTGATTGGCGAAGGGCTCGCGCCGATCCGCCGCGCGACGCTCTGCCGCCTCCTTGGCGTATTCACGCTCAAGTGTGGTTTGCAGGCTGCGAGACGCCTTGCACGCCTTGTCGTGGCGCTCGCAGGCGATGCGAAGCGCCTCCGCTCGGGCTGCGCTGCTCGAACGCCGATAAGCGGCGCGCGCCTCGGTGACGGCGCGGAACGCCTCGTCTGCCGCGACTAGCGCCGCCTCGTGCATGATCTGGGCTTGGTGGTAGGTCATCAGTCGCGCTCGACATCGACAATACGACCATCCAATGCAACGGTCAGGCCGTCCGCGTGGGCGCCGAGAAGGATGTCGGGCCCAAAGCGGTGCTCAACCAGCAGCGTGTCACCCTGCCAAGTCGCCTCGCCCTCAATGCGCTCGTCCAGCCAGCACTCGCCATCCGGCGTGAGTGCGCGAACGTGTAGCAACGACGGCTCCCAAGTCGCTTCGATGTCGATGATTGTCATCGGTCTAATCCGTCTCTATCAAGCGGCCTAAGCGCCGTCTCACCCGAAAGCCTCCGCCAGTGTTTCCACCTCGGAGGCTTGGGCCGGTTGTCGGCAGTGCGAGTGTAAAAGGCTACCGAAGGCACACGGCGGCGGCCAGTAGGATCAGTGCCAGCGCCAAGACGGTGAAGACGTAGAAACTGCCCCACCACTCTAGGTGTTCGGCGATGCTCTTAAGAGTTTTCATGGTGCGCGGTCCTTCCGCTGATGTGTGCGGCTCAAGGCCGCGGAGGCTAGAGGCCGGGGAAGCTGCCCCGGCTCAGAGTCTCCCTTTCGAGACCAATAAGCGGGTTAATGTCGCTGCCCGCTCGGCAAAACCCATAGACCATAAACCAACTAGACACGCAACAACTATTTTACGGAGCAAGGCGCGGCGCTACAGCCCCACCCACATCCTCCAGCCTACCAGCACCACCCTAACCCGCACACCCGCTCCAGCCTCACCCCTAGGGCGCTCACAGGCTATCTACGCGCCACCCCCAAGCCCACCACGCGTATACCGGCGACCAAAACACCAGAGACACCCACACACTCTAGCAAACCCCAGCACCACCCTTCTCCCTCTCTTCCCCCACCTTAAACCCGCGCAAGCATCACCTCGCATGCGCCTCGCCAGCACCACCCACCTTGGCAACCCACCCACCCCAGCGTTATATCCACCACATGGCTACTGACGCGGCTGAGACCGGCAGAACTGGCGAGGTGTCCGACCGCTCGCCGCGCGCGCGAACCTGGTACCAAGATGAATACGCGGCCACCGGCTACGAGCTTGCGCTACTCGGCCAGACGCTGGCGGAAATGGGCGAGACGTTCGGTGTCGACGAGCGCACCATTAACCGCTGGATGACCAAGCCTAAGTTCAGGCGAGCGGTGAACGCTGGGCGAGCCGCCGCAGATGGCAAAATGGCCGTGGCGCTCTACAAGCGTGGGCTCGGCTACAGCCACCCAGCGGTTAAAATCTTCCCCCCGAAGAGCGAGGGCGGCGAGCCGGTCACCGTTGATTACATTCAACATTACCCGCCAGACACCGCCGCGGCGAGCCTATGGCTCCGCAACCGCCAGCCCTCCAAGTGGCGCGAGAAGACAGAGATGGCGGTTACCGGGCAGCTCACCCTCGAGCACCTGATCCTCACGGCCGCTACAGAGCGCCAGGCAGAGCAGCCGGCTATAGAGGGCGAGATCATCAAGCCGGACGACGAAGGCTAAAGCCGGCTCCTAATCGGTCATATAGTGTCTGTCGCGCAGGCCTGGACGTTGGCCACCTGCCAGAAGTCGCCGGGGGGGGGTAGGCCTTTGCCCACGTGTCGTCACACGCCCTCTCCCAGATTTTCCCACAAAATTCTGGGCAGGATTTTGGGGCTTGTATCTGGCGGCGCATCGCGATACATATCGGTACATGGCGAAACCGTTTCACATAATGCTCTCGGACGGGGAGCGGGACCGGCTTGAGTCGCACCGGGCGTCGAGGGGGCTGAGGAGCTTGGCGGACGCGGTTCGGGACCTGATCTTGAAGACGCCGGTGAGCCGGGAGGAATTTCTGGAGGCCTGCGGGCCGGAGTCCGAGCCTGCGTCACTGGAGGTGCGGCCGACTATCCGAGTGGGGGTTGAGCCAGACACGAGTGTGGCCCGGACGAAATTGGAGATCCGGGGGCAGTTGCCGGTCGGCCAGAGGAAGGTGCGGCGTCAGAAGGATCAGATGGGGCGAGTGGTCTCGGAATGGATCGAGGTCTTGGTCCGGTATAACGGCGCTCAGCCCGTGTGGGAGCGCGAGATGGCGGAATCGACGGGGTTCGAATGATGGGCAATGCGATCACGTACCTGCGGGTGTCGACTGGGGACCAGGGGCGGTGCGGGCTGGGGATTGAGGCGCAGCGGGAGGCTGTGGGCCGGTTCTGCGGGGCGGAGGGGCTGACGATCCTGGGCGAGCATGTCGAGGTGGAGACGGGGAAGGGGGCGAATGCGCTGGAGCGCCGGCCTGTGCTGGCCCTGGCGCTGCGTGAGGCCCGACGGGCGAGGTGCCCGGTGGTGGTGGCTAAGCTGGACCGGCTGAGCCGGGACGTGGCGTTCATCTCGGGGCTGATGGCGCAGAAGGTGCCGTTCATCGTGGCGGAGTTGGGGATGGATGCGGATCCATTCATGCTGCACATGTTCGCGGCGGTGGCCGAGAAGGAGCGCGCGATGATCTCTCGGCGGACCAGGGAGGCGCTGCAGGCGTTGAAGGCGCGTGGGGTGGTGCTGGGCAACAAGACCAACCTGGGCGAGGCGCAGCGGCGTGGGGCGGCGGCCGGGGCCGCGGCGGCCGATCGGTTCGCGGCGAACGTGACGCCGGTAGTGGAGGCGATCCGGGCGGCGGGGGTTGGAACGCTGGGCGGGATAGCGGAGGCGCTGAATAGCCGTGGGGTTCGGACGGCGCGGGGAGGGGACTGGCACGCGAGCACGGTTCGGAACCTGCTGGCGAGGGCGGCATGAGGACCCTTTTGATGCTCTGGGGCTCGGCCGTATGTCTCGCCGCGTGCAGCCAATCGGCGCCGCCACACCCGGTACTTCTGCCGCCCGTTCGGCTCGACGCATCGACCAAGGCCATCCATCTTGTGCACGCACGGCTGGAAGACGAAGGCGAAATCGGGGATGTGGTTGTGCACATCGTCGCGACCAACACGAGTTCCTTGCGCGCCACCTACTTCGTTGTTCGCTGTGTGGAGCGCGACAGGACCGGCCTGATCGTCTCGGCCGGGATAACGAATGAGAATGATCTGCAGGCCGGGGAGAGCGAGGAGCTACGCGGACTGTATCTCGACAAGGACCCGGCCAGCGTGGGCATCGAGTGCAACGTCACCGACGTTGATCTGGACGCAGCACAATGACCGCGCAAGCCGCCCCCGATCTGGACTACGCGCCGCTGACGATCAAGCAGATGGTCCAACTCCGCGCCCTGCTGGTGGCGGGTTGGTCGTTGGCGGATGCGGCGGCGCGGCTTGGAGTTTTGGCGCGGGACTGTGACCTGGCGCTTTGGCGGGAGATTGGGCGATGAGGGAACGGCGCGAGTTCGCCCGTCTGTCGGAGGCTCAGCATGGCTGAGACCAAATACATCGCCGCTGGCACCCTGGCCCACTTCGGCCTCGCCGAGCCTGACGAGACGCCTCTGACCTTCAGGCTGACCCTCCCGGCCCGGGAGTGGCGCAAACTGATGAGCGAGTTGCCGACCGACGGCTGCTCGCAGACGCTTGGCCACATGATCTCGACGATGCTGGACGAGTTGACCGGCAAGATGCGGGCGACCTACGCGACGACTGGGTGGTCCGGCGCGAACCCGGTGCAGGACCCATGACCGCCGACGTCGGCCGCGGCGATGTGGTGGCCTCGACCGGCGAGCACGTCGCCGCCGGCTATGGCATCCACGTCGGTGACCGCTCCATCGTCAGCGACATCCAGAGTTTCCCGGGCTACTGCCTCTCCTGCGGCCAGACCGCCCCGGGGCTTCTGCTGGAGCGCTACCCGCTCCCGCCGGGCTACGCTTGGTGCATCTGCGGCTGGCGCAAGGTCGGCGGCGGCCAAGCCGAGCACGTCGCATGGTTCGCCGAGGATCTGATCCCGGCTGAGGCTCCCGAGGAAGTGGACGCCTAGACAACCGCCCCCGCAGCGGTCAGGTTCGCGCGCATGGCTCTAGGCCCCCTCACCAAGTCTGGCTATCCGCGCCGTCGCTCGCCCCGAGCGCGGTATCGGCGCCCACACCACCTTCAGGACACGGTGCTACTGGAGCTTGAGGTGCCGGCCTCGATGATTGTGTGGCTGGAGGATTTCGGCGACTGGTTCGGACCTGGGGTGGAGAAGGTCGCGGTCACGCTACTGACCCTGAAGCTGATGAACATTCAAGAGTCCATGCACAAGGGCGCGTATGGCGGTCGGGCTCGGATGAGCAGGATTGTTGCCGCCGTCGACGTGTGGCTGGCCGAACCAGCGAATTGCGGCCCAACAGCCGCACGGGCGAGGGCCTTCATGGCAGTCCTGGAAGAAATCCATGGGTTTTAGCCAGCGGGACGTCAGGGCAGGCGCCGACCAGATCAACCGCTGGGTCATGCACCCGCAGTTGTTCGTCCGCGAACTGTTCGGGGTGACGCCGGACCCCTGGCAGGACAACGTCATGGAGGCGTTCTACAAGACGCCCCGCATCGCGCTTAAGGCCAGCAAGGGGCCCGGAAAGACCTGCCTCCTGGCTTGGCTGGCCTGGAACTTCCTCGCCACCCGGCCCCACCCCAACATCGCGGCGACCAGCATCTCCAGCGACAACCTGCGGGACAATCTCTGGAAAGAGATGGCCCACTGGCGGAACCAGAGCGAGTTGCTCAAGTCGCAGTTCGAGTGGCAGACCGAGCGCATCTACTACCGCGCCCACCCCGCGACATGGTTCATGTCGGCCCGGTCCTGGTCCAAATCGGCCAACCAGCAGGAGTTGGGCAACACCCTGGCCGGGCTGCACTCCGACTACATCATGTTCCTGATCGACGAGTCAGGGTCCATCCCGACCGCGATCACCGTGAGCGCCGAGGCCGCGCTCTCCTCCTGCATCGAGGGCCACGTCGTCCAGGCCGGGAACACCAATACCCTCGAAGGCGCCCTCTACGACGCCTGCGTGACCCGCCGGCACCTGTGGCTGGTCAAGAACATCACCGGCGACCCCGACGACCCGCTGCGCTCCCCGCGGGTGTCAATCGAATGGGCGCGGGAGATGATTAAGACCTACGGGCGCGACTCCCCATTCGTGAAGGTCATGGTGCTGGGGGAGTGGCCCCAGGCCTCGATCAACGCGCTGCTCGGCCCGGAGGAAGTCGAGACCGCCATGGCTCGGCGCTACAAGCAGCACGACGTCGACCACGCCGCGCGCATCCTCGGGGTCGACGTGGCTCGCGAGGGGGACGACGCCTCGGTCATCTACCCCCGGCAGGGCCTCGTCGCCTTCCCACCGCACATGCTCCGCAACGTCACCGGCGTCGTCGGCGCAGGCCAGATCGCCCGGGTGTGGGAGGACTGGAACGTCGACGCCTGCTTCATCGACAACACCGGCGGCTTCGGCTCGAGCTGGATCGACATCCTCTCGACCCTGAACCGCGCCGCCATCCCCATCGGTTTCGCCGAGTCCGCCCAGGACCGCCGCTACTACAACCGCCGAGCCGAGATGTACTTCCGTATGGCCCAGTGGATCAAAGCCGGAGGCTCCCTCCAGGGCGCCCCGCAGGAGATCATCGCCGAGTTGACCCAGACCACCTACAGCTTCAAGGGCGACGCGTTGATCCTTGAGCCAAA